CGATCTCGAAAGAGGTCGAGACCGCTTTGGCGGCTGATACAAAGATCAACGGCCTGGCGAAAGATATTTTCTTGACCGGCACGGATATTCAACTGAGCGGCGAAGGTGATCAGCCGATCGGAATTGTGACAATGACGTTTGATGTGCAATACCGCACAGCAAACAACGCGCCCGACGTGGCGCTGTGAGGACAATGAAATGCTGATGACATCACCAAGCGGCAAAGTAACGATCGACGTGCACCCTGGTCAGGTCGAATCAATGAGAAATTCTGGCTACAAGCCAGCCAACGAGGTGCCACCGAAAAAGGCGGCTAAGAAAATTCAAAAAGTAGAGGACGAAAACGATGGCAACGTATAAGGGCAACGGCGGCACAGTAAAAGTAGGATCTAACGCGATAGCAAATTTGCGCTCATGGAGCCTTGAGGCATCAGCGGCAACAGCAGAAACCACCACAATGGGTTCGCTGGTAGCAACGCACGTTTCCACGATCACGAGCTGGACAGGATCTTGTGATGTTTTTTACGATTCTACGGATACGGACGGCCAAGTGGCATTAGCGCCTGGAAATGTCGTGACAATCAAATTTACCCCCGTAGACACAGGAACTGCTGCAACAGATGTCTATTACGAAGGCTCAGTGCTCGTTACAGGTCACAGCCGGAACGCATCGCACGACGGCGTGATCGAGGCGAGTTTGAGCTTCCAAGGATCCGGAGCACTAACAACTGGACCTGAGTAAATGAGCATTATGGATGCTGCGAAAGCGCATTTTGATGGCGTTCTGTCGGCTGATCCGAAGCCTTTAACCATCGCAGAATGGGGTGGCACTTTTTTCGTGCGCCCTCAAATCAGCGTGAAAAAGAAGATGGAAATCCAGAAAAGATTGACCGGCGACCAAATGGACGAAGGCTTGGCGCTTTCGTTGATTTATTACCTGGTTGACGGCGAAGGCAACCCCTGCTTTAAAAAAGCCGACCTTTTCGAGATGTGCAGATCGATCGATCCTGATGTGCTGATCCGAGTCGCGGGTGAGATTGCGGAACTGCAACCGAGCCAAGAGGAGATCGAGGGAAACTAAAAAGCGACCGCGCGCGGTGGTTCATGTTCGAGCTTGCCGAGCATCTGAACAAGACGGTCGCAGAGATTGAAAGCATCTCTGAAATTGAATTTTTTGAATGGCAAGCATTTTTCAAACTAAGGAACGAAGATCGTGGCGGCGACTTATAACACAGTACTCACAGCAAAGGATAAGACAGCCGCCGCGTTCAAATCAGTCGGCAACTCTGCCGCTGCCGCAACCGTAAAAATTGCCAAGATCGGCGCAGCGTTCGCAACCGCTGGCGTCGCCGCTGGTATTGCGCTGACCAAAATGTCGATGCAAAACGTCGACGCACTCGCCAAGGTGTCTGACCGCCTAGGCATTGCAACGCAGTCGCTTGCCGGACTTCAACACGCTGCCAACCTTGCAGGCGTTGAAACCGCAACGCTTGAAAAATCCTTGGTCAAATTAGCAGTCGGCGTTTCTGACGCTGCCGACGGTACTGGCATCGCAAAGGACGCTTTCATCGAGCTGGGCTTGAGCGCGGCTCTACTTGAAAAAATGCCGATCGATCAGCAGATGCTCAAGGTCGCCGACGCGATGCAAGGCGTCGAGCTCCAGGCAGACAAAGTAAGACTTGCCACGGAACTGTTTGGCGCTCGCGGCGTGGCAGTTTTAAACATGCTCGGCGGCGGTTCGCAGAACCTGATTGAAATGGCAAAAGAAGCCGATCACCTGGGCATTGCGATCAATCGAGTCGACGCAGCAAAAATTGAACTTGCAAACGATGCGGTCGAAAGAGCGAAAGGCGTATTCACCGGCTTAGGCAACCAGCTCGGAGCATCATTTTCACCGCTAATCATGACGGTCGCCGATAGTTTTAGGCAGGCGGCGCTAGACAACGAGGATTTCGGATCGGTTGGCAGAGACGTGGTTCTGGCCTTATTAAAAGGCTACGGCAAACTTGCTGACGGCGTTTTCTTTTTGCGCCTTGGATTTGCTCAATTAAACGTGAGTCTGCTGCGCGTCGCCAAGACTATTGTCGAAAAAGTTAATCCGGTATTCAAAACGCTGGCAGAAGCCTACAACGCCGTGGCAAGTGTTTTTGGCATGGACCTCATTGATGAGGGAAAGCTCGACAAAATAGGCATGAATCTAGAAGGCGCAATCGGATCTGCTCTCGGGCGAGTCTCTGAGATGATGGCGCAACCCCTTCCCAGCACAGGCATCGATGCGACCTTTGCGGCGATTGAAGAAAGAAGCCGACGGATGGCCGAGGAAATTTCTAACAACGCGACAGGCAAAGTCTTATTGCAAGACGCCGACACCAACGGCGCGAAGATCCAAGAAAAGATGACGTTTTTTCAAGAGCAAGCGGTCGCGGGCGAAAAGAAGCGCAAAGAATTTATGCTGATGAGCGCAACGGCGCAAACCTCCCACGTTCTCGGCGAGCTTGGCAACCAGTTCGCCGGAATTGCTTCAAACAATAAAAAGCTGTTCGCAATGAATAAGGCTTTTCAGATCGCGCAAGCGATTATGCAAACCTACCAGGGTGCAACCCTGGCGATGAGCAGCTACCCGCCCCCGCTTAACTTTGTAATGGCAGCGGCCACAGTCGCCAGCGGTCTAGGCCAGGTCGCTCAGATCAAGGCGCAATCGTTTGACGGCGGCGGCTTTACTGGCAGCGGTTCAAGATCTGGCGGCCTCGATGGCAAGGGCGGATTTCCCGCTGTCTTGCATCCCAACGAGACCGTCGTTGATCACACCAAAGGGCAAGGCATGGGCGGCATAACCATCGTCAACAACATCGACGCCAAGGGCGCAGATGCCTCGGTTGACATGAAGATCCGCGCAGCGATGGAGCAAACAAGCAAACAGACCGTCATGACAATTCAAGATTTGATGCGTCGGAGGCGGTTCGCATGACCACCTACACATTCCCAGCGATAACGCCATCGGCGAACACCTTTGAGCTGATAACCAATACCAGGACTTTCCAAAGCCCTCTCACGAACGCTGTGCAAACGGTACAGCGCAAGGGTTCGCTCTGGAAAGCATCGCTGCAATTCAACAACCTGACCGGCGACAACCGCGCCGAAATGCAGGCATTCCTGGCGAAGCTCAACGGGCAGCAGCATCGGTTTTATCTGCCCGATCATGGATTTGTCAGACGCGGCAGCGCGCCATCGCTCGCGCAGCAATTGGTTACGGCGGGCAACTTCACGATCGGCGCGACCTATGTGATTACCACGATCGGCACGACTGACTTTTCTGCAATCGGCGCTTCAGCTAACACGATCGGCGTGATATTTACCGCAACCGGCGCGGGATCCGGCACAGGCACAGCGACCCAGAACAATCTACTGATCGACGGCGCGAATCAAACCGGCGCCATTCTTGATGTTAGAAATGCAATCCTGTCGCGCTCTGATTACTTTAAAGCTGGCGACTACATTGCTTTCGGAAATGAATTACACATGGTCACAGCTGCATGTGATTCTAATTCTTCTGGTGTCATCCAGGTGCCGATAGCACCACCGATCCGAAAGTCGCCAGTTAATTCAAGCCTGGTTGATTACAGTTATCCAGTGCTCGGCGTTTTCATGCTCACAAGCTCCGCAAGCTGGGACACTCAGCCTGGGCAGATTTCATCGTTTACCATTGACGCCGTCGAGGATGTGCTCGCATGAGTCGTGGCTTTCCGACAGCAGTTGCAACCGCCCTTGCCCAGCAGAATGTTGCGATCGTTACATTCGCCAAGCTGGAATTTCCAAGCGGCACTGTTTACTTGCACAACAGTCTCGGGAGTTATACCTGGGGCGGTCACGATTGGCTTGGCGTTGGCGATCTCGGCAGCATCAGCCAGGTCGAGGAAGGGCTCGACGTTAGCCCTTACGCGATCACTTTGACGCTCTCCGGCCTCGACGCAACGATCAGCGGCGCGGCTTTAACAGAGGACTATTACCTACACGGCGTGACCGTTTATCTGGGCGTTTTGGATACGGACGATGTTTTGATCGATACCCCGACCCAAATCTGGGCGGGCTTCATGGATCAGATGAACATGACGGTCGGCGCTGATGGCGGCGATGCAATCCAATTGGTCGCAGAGTCGGAACTGTCACGCTTTAACAAATCCTTAAACCTGATGTATACGAACACCGCGCAGCAGGAGCGATCGACCGGCGATTTGTTTTTCAATTTCTTGCACCGCATCGAAGGCGCAAAGATCAATTGGGGATCCAGGACGCCAGGCAGCAGCAACCTAGGCGCGCCGGTTATTGATCCGGATGATTATAAAAATATCGAGCTATTTTGATGATTTTGCAAATCCACCAAGCGCTGAACAAGTGGGAAAAGTCTGAGTTCAACTATGGATCTGTCGACTGCTGCCAGTTTGCCGGTTTCATAGTTAAGGAGCTGACTGGCATTAATTACCTGCGAGACTTTGCTTATGAGTCAGAGCAAGCCGCCGACCAAATCATTGACGGATTTGGCGACTTAGAGCGCACCGCTGCGAGCGTCCTGGGCGCTCCTACGCGTGATTTTGAATCGCTTGCCGATGGCTCGCCGGTCATCGTTAAAGCGCCGGTGGGCCAACTTATGGGGATCAAGCTCGGATCTGTCGCGGTGTGCCTGGTCAAGAAAGGCTTGGCAAGAATTCCACGGCAGCATATTCATTCAGGTTGGAATTTATGCAAGCTATAGGTTTAATTTTAGCTGAGATTGGTTGGGCAATCGCTGGGCTTGGCGTCGGTGGATATACCGCAGTCGCTATCGGCGCGGCTGTCGTCGTCGGCGGTTCTATTGCCGCCGCAAAAGCGATGGGCCTGTTTGAAATTGAAATGCCGCAAATGGATTCTGACGCAAGCCGACAGACCACCGTTAAAACAACGGTCGCACCGCAGAAAATCATTTATGGCGAGGCGCTTGTATCAGGTCCGATCAGTTATATCGCTTTATCCGGCGCGTCTAACGCTGACCTTTATCAGACCATTGTGCTTGCCGGTCATGAAGTCAACGCCATCACCGATATCCATTTTGACGATGAGGTCATCACAAACGCGCAGATCGCTGCGGGTCTTAACAACGGCAGCAACACCGCCGGAAATGTGACAGCAGGCACCTTTGGGCCTATTGATTCGAATACCATTTGCGTGATCAATAAGCACCTGGGCGCAGCCTCACAGGCATCAGACCCGATGCTGACAAACAAGTTTGCTTTATACACCTCGGCTCATCGAGGCGAAGGCGTCGCATATCTGGCCATGAGATGGACGCTCGATGAGGACTCTGCCGAGGTTTGGGAGAAATACAGCCCTGGAAATGTTAAAGCACTGGTGCAAGGTAAACAGGTTTATGATCCGCGCCTAGAGGTCACTGCTGGCGGCACTGCTGGCGCAAGCCCCACAAACGCCGCTTATATTGCCTATTCCACCAATCCCGCCCTTTGCGTTACCGACTACTTGATCGATCAGACGCTTGGGATGGGCATCGCTGCCGCCAAGATTGATTGGGCGGCGGTTATCACAGCGGCAAATGGTTGCGACGTTGACGT